AGAAGCAGCGCTGCCGCTACCAGGCGAAGTACAGGGTCAAAGAGGCGAAGCGTAAGGAGGCAGAGCCGCTCCCCGCGAACTGGTCGATCGTCGCCGAGCTCGGCGAGCGTGACGGCATCGAGTACGCACGGTGCCGCTGCGCACGCGGACACGTTGCAGAGATAGCTATCGATGTCCGGCCACAGCCGGAGTGCGTCGGGTGTTTGAAGGTGAGGCCGAAATGAGCACGGCCGACCGTCGCCGGGTAAACAACCAGCGCTACTACGAGGCGCACCGCGACAGGATCCGTGCGCGCCGGCGAGAGCGTTACTGGAAACAGCGCGAGGCCAAGCTCATCGAGCGCAACGCCTCCGGCCGGAGGCGGACATGACATCGGCCCGGCCGACGTGGGTAGAGCTCGAGCGCGGCCTATCGGCGGCGGTCGGCACACTGCGGCGCGGACGGCGCGGGTTCTTCGTGCTCGGACGGAAGTCGGCGTCGAGCGCGCGTCCGCGGTTGATTGTGGCGTCCGGAGTCTTCGAGGACGGCGCGGTGAAGATCCTGCAGGGCGTGCTTAGTGCGGCGAGCGTGGACGAGCTTGAGGTGAAGCTGAGGAGTGAAGTGTGAGGTTCGATAGGGAGGGTTAGAACTATGAGTGAGCAATCAGCGGAAGTTGTTGAGTTCAAGAGCGGCGACGGATTGATATCACTGCGTGTCGCGGTCGACCGCGACGACCTGTGGTTGACGCAGTCGCAGATCGGCGAGCTGTACACGACGACGCAGCAGAACGCGGCGCTTCACCTGAGCAACGCTCTCAAGGACGGCGAGATCACGCAGGATTCAACTCACAAGGAATCCTTGTACGTTGCTGGCGACGGCAAGCGGCGCACGGTCACGTTGTACAACCTCGACGCGATCATCTCCGTCGGCTACCGGGTGAAGTCCCGTCGCGGCACCGAGTTCCGGATCTGGGCAACGCGCGTGCTCCGTGAGCGCCTGATCGGACGGTCGACTCCGGCCGACTACGCCAACCTGTCCGATCGCCTCGGCCGGCTCGAGCAGCTCATCGAGCAGGCAATGACCATCCCGGCTAACACGAACGCCACGCCGGGCGCCATCATCTCCGACTCGCAGTACGACGCGCTAACGATGGCGATCAAGCGCCAAGCGCTGCTCGAGGTGCTCGCAGGCGACTGGCCGGACAAGCCGATGCGTCAGCGCCGTGCCGGCCAAGCGCTCTCCCTCACAGGAGCACGGCGACGTGTCCGGACGCCGGTTGAGCGCGCATCGGCCGGCATCCGCAACCATCTCGCCGAAGTGCTGCGTTGGGGAACGAAGGGCAAGCCGTGGCGGATGCTCCCGGTGTCGCAGCTGTCCGACGCGCTCGCTGTGTTGCGCGCTCGGGAGGTCGACGTGATTCGCAAGCTGGGCGGACTTCGCGCCGCTCGGCACGCTCTCGCCGAGCACGACGGACAGCTTGGTCTGTTCGAGACCGGCACGAAGAAGCGCGACGAGGACAACTAACAGCGAGGGGGCGGCCGTGGCAGCGAACGATAACGACACCTCTCACACGCTGTCCGACGCGGACGTCGAACGCCTAGCGCAGCGCGTCGCTGACCTGCTCTTCCACAAAATCATGCGCAGGGTCGCCAAGGCGGCGGCGGTGACTGAGACCGTTGCGGGCCCTTGCGTTGAGCCGGCGGTTCGGCAGAATAAGAAAGCGCAGCCAACAGCTGCGGACTTCGAGCTAGTACGCGCGCGACGAGCGCGCAAAGGAGTTTTCTAGCATGCCCAGAAAGAAGACCGGCGCCGTCGAGCGGCGCGGCGACAAGTACCTTGCGCGTATCGGACGCGAACGCCTCGGCTCCTTCGACAGTGAAGAGCAAGCGTGGCGCGTCATCGAAGCAGCGCTGATTGACGATGCGAAGCGGACAGGCGACACGTTCGGCGAGCTCGGTGAGGCGTACATGCAGAACGAAGAGCAGCTGCACCGTAAGCGCCGCGGCAACGTCAGCATGTTCGATAAGGAGTGGTCGCTGTGGGACCGACACATCCGGCCGGCCAAGTTCTATCGCATGCGCGCGAAGGACATCCGGCGCGAGCACGTCCAGCAGTTGCTCGACGAGATTGTGAAGAAGCCGGCGCTGCACCATGCGCCGCTCGCAGGGGGCGGCGCGGAGAAGGTCGACACCGGTCGGCGCATCGGTGAGCGGACGCCGCAGAAGGTCCGCTCGCGCCTGTCCCTCTTCTTCGACACGGTGCCCGGACTGCCCACAGGCAACCCGGCACGCGGGACCAAGATCCCAAAGGTCCGCAAGATCAAGCAGCGAGTGGACGGCGACCGCAAACCGCACCTGCACGCGGACGAGATCGATCGGCTCTTCGCCCTGCCCGAGCTCATCGACGAGCACCGTGCCGTGTATGCGCTCGGCATCTACGCCGGGCTGCGCGTCGACGAGATTTGGGGGCTGCGTTGGGAGAACGTTGTCCGCCTGGACGGCGACGAGCCCGAGCTGCACATCCGCTGGTCGTACGACGCGCCCACGAAAACGCAGAGCTCGCAACGTGAGATCCCGATGTTGCCGCAGCTGGTCGCCGCGCTGCGCCGGTATCGAGACAGCTTGCCGGCTGCGCCGATTGCCGGCGTGGTGTTCCCCGGCGATGACGGCGGCATCCGCTGCGATAGTTCGAACGCTCGGTGGACGGACAAGCGACGCCGCAAGAACGGCGAGATAGTTGTGCGCACCGGGTACCGGACACTCGCCAGCATTCGCGACCACATTCACTTCATGCATCTCAGACACACCTGCGCGACGCACTTGCTCAAGGGCACGTTCTTCGCGAGCGGTCACGAGTGGCCGATCGAGAAAGTGTCCGAGATGCTCGGCCACGACGACGTGCAAACGACCACGAGTCACTACGCATCGAGAGGTGTTGACAGACTACACAAAGAGATGCGTGCGGGGCTTGAGAAGCAGCCCGTTCCACTGCGTAACACGAAAAACCCACGCTAGGTACAAACGGTGTCTAACTGTATGTAACTGTTGTGTCCCCTAACGGCTTAGAAGGCCGCTGCTCTATCCGGCTGAGCTATGGGTGCAGACCCGCGATTTCGCATACTTAGAACGTAGCGTCAAACAGGCGTGGGTTTTTCCGTGGGTTTTTCGAGTGCGACCGTGTGCTCCGCTTCGATGTGCTGGTCTCCGAAGCGGAGCACACCCTCGGTCGCCTTGATTTCCAGACTCGGCCCTCACGCCACCCCCACCGCAACCCGCCCAAGCACCCTTCCCCGCCACACGCAGTAAGCCCCGGTCACGTCGACGAGCAGCCACGCGTCGAGCGCCTGCCACCTCACGACGAGCCCGCCGAACGGTTCCACCTCGATGGTCATGGCGGACACATCGGGTGTCCGTCCGGCAGGTTGCGAGGCGAAGCTAGTGTGGTTGCAAGCATCCACACTAGTGCGGATCCGTCGCCGGCCGGCTACCGTACTGCGCACGTGAGCAGCATGCGTCCCAGCGCCGCCCCTCCCCCCAAGACCCGCGACGAGTTCCTCGTCACGCCGGTCGTCGAGCTCGCCGGCCTGTGGCTGGTGGTGACGTGCGGCGGCTGCGGACAGGTCACGCGCTGCAGACTCAACAAGCACACGTTCCGGCGAGAGGGCGACCGCCCGCTGCGCGAGGTCTTCGGTCGGCTGCGCTGCTCACACTGCGGCGGGCGGGCGTCAGCGGTCCGGCTCGCCAATACGATGACCGGACCGGTGTACGGCTCGAGCGTAGCGGCGTGGGACGTCGCGCTGATGCCCTGAACACAACGGCCCGGTGAGCAAGGCGACTCACCGGGCCGTGCTGTCCGTAGCGACCATCAGCAACTAGAGGGCACGTGCAGTCTAGCGCACTAGCTTCAGACCGCCCGCTGCACCCCGGACACTCGCGCGCTCGCTGTCCGAGACACCGCGCGCCCGCAACACGGCGCGGATGTCCGCCCGCAGGCCGGCGTAGTGCACACGGATCGATTCACCCTCGTAGAAGTCCAGCATCATGAGCAGCTGCGTCGTGGACATGGCGGGCAGCGCGGCGACGAGCTTGGTCATGAGGCACCGTCCGCTGCCGCCGGCGTCGCGTGCCGCCACTGCTCGAGCAACCAATCCCAGTACGCGCCGCTCTTCGGTCCGCCGCCGAGCGCCGCTCGAGCGCACTCGGGTAGCTGTCCAGCATCCCCGGACAGCTGCTCGCGTTCGAAGTCACCGGCGGCGTGTCCGGCCGCCTCGCGGTACCGTTGCCTCTTGCGGCGCCGGGCACGCCCCTCGCTCTCGTCGGCCACGTCCGGCGCCGCCGGTACCCCGTCGTCCGGCACAGCCGCTTCGCCCTCGGGCTCCGAAGCCGCCGCCGTGACGCCGGCCTGAGCAGCCTCCACGGTGCCCTCAGCCGTCCGGTCCGGCACAGGTGCAGCTCCAACTTGCCGCGTCCGACCGGGCCGCCGGCCGGCGCTCTTGCCCGTCGGCGCCGTGCCGGCGAGCGGCTCTAGCACGGCTGTCGCGCGGCGCACCTCGGCCGGCGAGCCGTCCATCAGCTCGACGAAGACGAAGCCGTGCCCATCGGTCATGTAGCGCGTGCCGACCACCCAGCCCTCGGGCGTCGCGGCGATCGCGCGCTCGAGCTCGGCGGCGAGCTCGTAGAGCGCTGCCTGCACCCAGCGCCGTCCGCACGCGCCGCCGTCGAGCTCGACCATTAGCCGGGGCTCGGGCGTACCGAAGCCGGAGCGCCCGACGTGGACCCAGCACCGCAGCGTGCTCGGCCCCGAGGCGGCCGTCCGCGCTTCGACCTCGCGCCGGGCACGAGCACGCGTGGCGGCGTCGGGCCCGCTGTCCGCGAGTCGCCGCAGCGTGTCGAGCGTGAGCGACTCGAGCGGTGCGGATGTAGGTGTCGCGTTCGTGGAAAACTTGGCAGCCCCGTTGGGCGCCGGACTAAGATCCTCAGACATCGGAGTTACTCCTTCGGTGTCACGGCCTCGGCTGTTAGCGCAGCGCGGGGCCACTTCATTTGTCCGCCGCCATCAGCTGCGGACATCAGTCATCCTGACAGTGAGCGCGCTGCCTGTCGATGCCCGGCACTCGCTCAGCGGTCCCGTTGAACCGCGGAATTTGCCGATGCCCGCCCGTCCATGGCACACCCCAAAATACATGTGACCCGGCGCCGCTAGGAACGGCCCGGGTCGTGGCCCACCCGGAAACCAGGTCCGAATGAGCAAGCAGGAAGATACAGAAAAGACGACAAGAGCGGCAAATACAAGCGGCACAAAAGTACGGCGCCGGCGCCGCAAAAATCCGGAAGACGTCAAAATGCACCTACGTATCCCGCGCGACATCCACGCCGAGTGCGCCGAAGAAGCCGATCGGCTCGGCATGTCGATCACCGCCATCATGCTCGAACGCCTATCGGCGACGTCGAGCCAGAAAACCAAGACCGAGCTGACCCGGCTCGTGTCCGAGGTCGCGGGCTATGGTGAGCCGGTTCTGCGGCCCGCCCTCGAAGCGCTGTGGTCGACCGACGAGACGCACCGCATGCGCTGCATCCGTGACGCGTTACATGCGGCACGCGATGTGCGCGAAGCGTGATCTAGCTACGGCACACAAGGCGTGATGGATGACGGCTCGCGCTACTTCGGCGCGGGCCGTTTGATTTTGTTCCGTCGCACATGCCATCGTCGCCGCCAGACATGAACCGACCCGGCGCCGCATCGAACGGCCCGGGCCACGGTTCACACGGCATCGTAGGGGGCACCGCATGAACGATCCTCGTGTACCACCGGTGGACGGACCCGTCGACGGTCTGCGGAGCGCCGTACTGAAGCAGCTCGAAGCCCTCGAGGCAGCGCTTCCGGACGAGCTCGCGGCGCTGATCGCCGTTTACAACCGCGCCGGCGCCGATCTCAATCTCGTGTGCGCGTCGCTCAACACCGACGATCCCGGCGACGAGCTGAAGGTCTTGCAGGCCATGCGCGAGGCATACGAGCAACGCGGCACGCACAAGCGCCGCTACGTCCGCCCGGCCGGCAGCGAGCCGAGCCCGAGCGACCACGTCGTGAGCTCCGCCGAGGTGACCGAGCTCGGCGCGCACGAGCTCGTGCGCATCTGGTCGCGCGGCGGGCTCGCCGGCGAGCTCGTCGTCAGCCGCGGCGATGGCGCGCGGCTGTGCTGCGTGCTGATGATGCTCGAGCCGGAGCAAGCGCCGTGAGCGGCGTCGACGGCGCGCGGCGTCTAACCCAGTGGGAAGCGAATCACCTCGCGGAGCTCACAGTCGCCGACGATGGCTGTTCCTTCGTCCAACGACTTCGGGTCTATAAAGTCCACTTCGCCGAGGCCCGAAGAATCCGCTTCGGCCGCGACGCAATAGGTATTGATGCGATCCGTCACGTATTCCCCGGTCCTCGGAAGCCTGCCGTCGCTGTTTGGACGGAGAAACGCGCTGTATCGGTATGGAGTAGGTTCAAACTGAATCATACGAACGCCGGCTAACCTAACACCCGATTTGTCAGTGTAAAGCGCTAGTCTGACGGATTGTGGTGTCGCCGCCTCCAATTCCGCATCGTGACAGCCGGTCCACTTCCCTGAGACGATCGTTTCGTCAAGGACGGGTGATGCGGCAGAAGTTGTTCGCGGCGGCCGTTTCGGTGTCAGGTGTGGTGTTCGCGTGTGAGCAAGAGCAGCACGAGATGCGACGCCCTTCACGCTCGAGCCGGGCGCCGCCGAACCTTGGCGACTTTCACCGCGCGCGCACGCCGATCTGCGACGCCGTTTGCGGCACACACTTGCCCGCGTAGCTCTTGCCGCCCAACCACACGGTGCATTGCCCGTCGACCGGGCACGGCACGTCGGCGACGAAGCGGCGCTCGTAACGCACGCAACCCGCGGGCGAGCCCTCGCCGCACGGCCATGTCGTCGGCGTGTTGCACCCGATGAGGTCGCGGGGCTCGGCCGTCGGGTATCGCACCTCGCCAACGTTGAGCGGATACGAGCGACAACCCCATATCTCGCCATCGTGCGCCGAGCCCGTGTTGCTGATTCGGCAGAATGGGTCGTCGACGCTATACACGGTGAGCGGCAACGTCGGCGCGACGGGCGCGGGCGCCTCGGGCTCGGTCGGCGTGCACGCGACCGGCTCACAGTCGACCGGTGTGCAGTCGACCGCTGTACATGCCACAGGCGTGCATGCGACGGGCGCCGCGGGCCTTGCCGGCACGCACGCGACCGGCTTGCAAGCGACCGGCTCGGCGGTCTTCACCGGCTTGCACTCGGTCGCCATGGCGGCGTCGGGCTCGGTCTCCGCCATGGAAGCATCGAGCTTGTCGACGGCGTCGCCGCCCGCGGCGGCACCACATGCACACAAAACACACGCAACACACACGCTCAGTAGCGACCGGTACGGCATAGGCCGATCATTGTCGCCGGTACGGGCCGTCGCATGAAATGCCACGTGTGCGGCACAAAAAAACGCCGCCCGTGCATTGGGGGCAAGGCACGGGCGGCGCGAGGCAACTAGCGAACCAACCGCAGACTAACACGCTCACGCCCGGTGCAGCACGACCTCGCCGCGCACGAGTTCGATCCGCTCGGCATCGTTTTGCAGCCATACCGACCAACGCCAAGGGAGCGGCGTGCCGAGGTACGCCGCGCCGAGCGAGCTCGTTTGCCCGGAGTCGAGCGATAGCGTGAGTGTTGCGACGTCGGTGACTGCGATCGTAAAGGCGGGCACGGGCGGCTCGGCGCCGTCGACTTGGGCCGAAGCGAGTGGCGCCGTGATCGTGTACCCGCTCAAGTCGAAAGGCGTGCCGTCGCTTCGTTTCGCCGTGATGCTAAACGAGAGCGTCGCGCCGATCACACTGGCGACCGTGATAGATGCGGGAATGAAGTTGAGTGTCAGCATCGTTCGTCCGTTTGCGATGGCGATGTCAGAGCCCGTTTAGCAACGGCCAAACGCCTTGCGGGTACCTGCGGAAGTAACGAAAGTGCGCCCACGTGCGAAGCGTCGCGCCTAGCCGGAAGCCGAATCCCGCAGCCTGCGGCACGAACGCCGCCGGCGTGTTAGGGCCAGTGGTGAGCCCGAGCCACATGTTATAGGAGGCTGCAGCCGTGGCGTAGATCGCAGGGTTGCTCGCGCCGTTGATATCTATCATCCCGATAGTCTGATAGGTCGCGGAGCCTGCACCGGCCGAGCCAAGCCCGGAGTACGACTGCGGCGGCGTCATGATCGTGAGCGTTTTGTTATTGTTGTAGCTTTCGATGTACACGCGCAACAGCGTGTTATTCAACACAGGAGTCGCAACGTTGAATATCAACGGGGCGAGTGTGTAATTGGTCGTTGTCGGCGTGGTCGAGGTCATGCTTTCGCATACGTACGCCGCCGGTCCGACACTCGACCTGTAAACCCATGTCTCGCCGGCAGCCTGAATCAGTAAGCCGTCAGGCGTAATGGTCGACCGGTACTGAGTCGCCGGAATCGAGGTCGGAGCGACCCAAGGTTGAATATCGCCGGCACGCGTCAGCACCACGCCCGCAGCGCTGACGATAGTCCAACCACGCACGGCCAGATCGGCCGAGCCGCTCGTGAACTCGTCGTCGACCGCGCTAGGCGACGCCGGTGCCACCGAGTAGTTAGAAAAGTACCTCTGCGATCCGACCAACGACTGCCAGGCCGCAGCCGCCGCGCCGGTTGCGACAAGTATCTGGCCGGCCGATGGAGCGGCAGCGGCCGACACAGACACAACGCTTGTTGCCGTTCGCAAGCCGGATGCCGTGCGGTCGTCGCCCAAGCGCGAATCGTTGCCTTGCGTGACCTTGCCCGCTCCGGTGCCGAAGTCGGCGGCGAGCGTGCGATCCGCTGCTAACGAGCCGCCGCCGGTCAATCCTGTGCCGGCCGCGATTACGCGTGATGTGGGCGCAGCACCAACGTCGCTAGCGCTAGGTGTGGCACCGACCGCGGTTGCGCCTACACGTTTGAGCCATGTCGTGTCGGCCCATGCTCCGACAGTTAGATCGGTCGGCCCGCCCGACTCACGGATGATGTTGCTCGGGCCGGGCGCACCGGTCGCGCCCGTCGCACCGTTTGCGCCTTGCGGGCCGGTTGGTCCGACCTCGCCTTGCGGACCTTGCGCGCCCGTCGCGCCCGTTGCACCGGTCGGGCCGTCCTCGCCTTGCTCGCCTTGCGGGCCGGTCGCACCGGCCGCACCAGTCGCGCCCATCGGGCCGACCTCGCCTTGCACGCCTTGCTCACCTTGCGGACCGACGTCGCCTTCCGGGCCGGTCGGTCCGACCTCGCCTTGCGGACCTTGCGGGCCGGTCGGACCTTGCGGACCTTGCTCGTCGGTGACTTTGACTTTGACGACCGGTGACGGCGCCGCGACGACGACCGGCGACGGCGAGCTCGGCACAACGATCACGAAGTCAGGCACGGCGGCACCTCATGACGGTCTCGAGCGGTCATACGAGCGGCATCTTTCGGATGCGCACCGATGCCGTGCCGGCAATGGTTACGAACTCGTATTCATAGGCTGTGATGGTGTTTGCACCGGCGCTCGGATTGTCGTCGGTCACACCCGTGTCGCGTAGGATCGTGCGGCCTGACACGGTCAACGTGAGCGTGCGACTGCCGACGGCGTCTTGCTTGACGTAAAACGAGCCGCGCACCCCATCGACGCCGCCTGACAGAGTCAACGTGCAGTTGCCCGTCATCGTGTTCGACGCCGCCCATGTCGCGATGCCGGAGACGGCAATCGTCGCTGCGTTGGCCGACCAAGCAAACGTGCTGCCCACTGCAATCCTCGGCAACATGTTCTGTCGCGGGTGCCAAGTGTTGTCCGTGTCCGTGTAGATCCATTCGTAATACGTTCCAGCTGCAAGCGTAATGTACGTCGGCCATGCCACGGTCGCGGAGAGGTCCGGTGCTTCTAAGAACGTGCTATTACCGGGCCGCACGGTGCACGTAACATCAGCAAATATCGCTATCGAATCACCATGCATAAGTTGAATCGGAAGCTCCAACGCGGTGTTGTCGCTGCCTAACAACCACTTATTGTTTAGAGCGCCGGGAGTATCCGGGTACGGCGGCGCTGCATACTCTAGCGGTGGACGCGCCGAGGTTCCCGAGCCACCAACAGGGACCCAGCGGATGTCCGAGCCGAAGTCAACGGACACCCATTCGTACCAAGCGCCCGGCCGCACCTCGACTTGTCCACCGGCATCATAGGTTTTGCGGTCTATCTGGAAGGCATTGGCAACACACTTGATGTTTACATCCGTGTAGCCGATCGGAACGTACACGGCGACGTGCATCCCCGGTGCGGTTGCCGCTGGCAAGAAATTGGATGTCGCATTGGCAGCGATGATCCATTGGCCGTCGGCAGGGTCAAAATCAGTGGTGAATGTTAGCCATCCACTGCCGCCGCTCGGCGGCGCCCATTCGGCATTTTCGGCATCGATCGCAGTGAGCACGTCACCAGGGTTAGGCGGCGCAGCGGCGGCGACGTCAACGTATCCGCCGCTCACTGCAATCCGCTTCGCAATCCCCGCTGTGTCACTAACCAAGCCCCACAGCGCCGCCGAGTCTTCGTGGTAAAAAACCCATTCGTAATCGGCACCGGGCAACAGCGTTGTGCTTGATCCGAGCTCGCCGTCGGTGCCTTGAATCTGCGATGCGCCGACGACGCTCACCGTCACGGGAATCGTCACATCACGCCCGACGTACAGACCGAAGCGTGAGTCGACTGGCGGCGCATCCAGTGACGACACGATGTACACGGTGATGTCGCCCGTCTCGTCGCCCGGTTGCTCGATGAAGCCCCACGTCCCGGGCAAGATCGTCGCCGAGCCGATGCTCGAGGTCCAAAACTTGATCGACGGGTCGTAGTGCAAGCCGGGCACACGCCAAACGGCGTGCTCGGCGTCGGTCGCCGTGAGCACTTGCCCGGGCTCGGGCGGCGCCGAGCTCGCGACGTCGACGGGCTCGCCGGTCGTTGCGATGCCGCTTGCGGCGCCGCCGCCGCCGCCGCCGTCTTGCCATTCGGCATGGGTCGCATCGATCGCGACGAGCACTTGCCCGGGCTCGGGCGGCGCCGACTTCGACACATCGACGTCGACGCCGGTTTGCTTCGTCGCCAAGGCGAGCGCCCGTTGAGCCGATAGCAGTGAATCAAGATAGGTCGACATATGGCTCGCCTCCTAAAGCGTGTTGAGCGGACCGGCGTCGCTCATCGAGTTGGCGCGCACGGCGAGCAGTCGATCGCCGGTGTTTGCCGCCGCCCAACGCAACCTGTATTCAGTGCCGGGCACGATCGTCGGGATTGTGATGGATGTGATCTGCGCGCCCGCGGTCGTCGACGTCTGTACACCGCCGACGGTCGTGCTCGTCAACGCGCCCGGCGTAGTCCAGTTGACTGTCATCGCGAGCACCTCAAAAGCCGAGCTCGCCGTATCTGCTTTGTAGTGCTGAATCTGCAACGTGCATCCGTTCATGTTTGCGGGAAACCGCAACGCGATGTGCTTGCTGTTCGCCGTGCTCATCGGCAACAGCGAGCCATAGTTGGCGCCCGCAATCATGTCGTACTCGGTCGACGAGCCGCCGAGCGGCACGGGCACTGCGCGATTCTTGCTGTAGACAAAGTCGGTCGCCGTCACGATGCCGCCGATGAGCGTGCCGAGATTCCAAGCCGTCCATGGCGCCGTGCCTGCGGGCACTTGATAGATCGTCAACGCTTGCAAGCTCGTCGACGTAAAGCCGATCGCGGTCGAGCTGCGCGACGACGTCTCTTGCTCCCATGCCGAGCCGTTCCAACGCGCGTTGGTCACAATCATCAAGCGGTTGTCGGCGACGTCGGCACCGGCCCAAATGCCCGCGTGCACGCTCCCGCTCGCGTTGAGCGACACGCGCAAGGCGAGCTGCCAGATCGGCCCACCAGTCACAACGCGTGCGACGTCAAAGGACGCGATGACCGCGCTTGTGAGCGCGCTCAAAATCCTCTCGGTAAACGTGTTGACTTCGGTAAAGGTGTTCTCCTCGCCGACCTTCGCCGTCGTGTCGATCAAGTACGTCGTGCGGTTGCCGAGCGTTTGGGCGATCGCTTCAACGTCTTCGGTCCGATCGGTGCCCGGATCGGTGCCGTCGGGCACGATGAGCGGCGTGTCAAAGCTAGAAACCTCGGTCAATGCATGTGCCATGCGCTCACCTCACAGATCGATGTAGACCGGGCCGACTGTTGCATCCCACGTGCCCGGCGAGTTCCAGGTTTCGGGCGCGGGCGAGTTCCAAAACTCGGCGCCCGTTTGCATGACGACTAAGTGCCCAACCGCGTGCGCGGCGTTCCATTCGATGGGAATCGCTTTGATGTCGTTGAGCTGGTCTTCGTTCAAGGGAAACGTGAATAGGTCGGTGTAAAAGACGAGCCACCACTGCGCCCAACGCTCCGGCGTTACGTCGGGATTCCATACGACCATATCGGTCGTCACTTCGCCGTTGCTCGGATTGAGCGTGTACCGCTTGCCCGAGCGATAGATGAGCTCGATCGGAAAGCTGTGCGGCGCATAGTGCAGATACAGCTGTTGCAGCATGGCATACGGCCCGCCGCGGTACGGATGGTCGCTCAACCATGAGCGCAAGCGGTTGGCGTACGTCGCATCGTCTTCGTAGATGCCGCGACGGATCCGACGCTCTTTGCCGATGAACGGCAGTGACTGATAGTCGACCAAGCCCGGGAAGCGCGACAGCACGCCGGCTTGCGTCGAAGCGCCCGTCGCATCGAGCAACGTGTGCGCGCCATACAAGACCGCTTCGTTGTTGCCGACGGCAAGCCACGGCGGCGAGATCTTGCGGATCATGTCGCGGAAAGTCAGGAGCGTGACGGCAACGGTTTCGGCCATGGAGCTATCCTCCGAAACCTTCCGTGGGCGGCACCGGATGCACAACGCCTGACACAGGCCCTAGCGTTGCAACCGCGCCGACCGCAAGCGGGCCGTCCGAAGCCGGCGTGTACAGTTCGACGTGGAAGATCTCAGGAATCGCCGCGTCTATCGCCGACAGGATGGCGTCTCGGTACACATAACCCGGAGTCGAGCCGGGCGTGATGACCGCACCGCCAATCGGCAACGCGGAAAACATCGCGAGCAGCGCGGTGTGGATGACCGCGGCGGCTTGCGCGGGCGTGTAGGACGCCGTGTTGTACATCCAAACTTCGTACTCAATCTCAAACGAGACGTCGACGGCCGACACTGTGTACGCCGTCACGCAAAGCGGCGCCGCCTTGCGTTGTATCGCGTCGTCGACTCGCCCGAGGTCTGTGTCCAAATCGCCGACGGTGCCCGGCACCTCGCCCGAGTCGGTCGCAACATACGTTGTTTGGTTGCCGTACCCGTCTCGATGATTTTGCGTGCGTTTGACGCCGATGTTTGAGCCGTCCTTACGCGTCGCATTGATCGCCGCGTAGCGATACGCATCCCACGGTCCGAACGGGCTAAGCGAGCCGAGCTTCGAATAGCACCGGTCGCGTAGCTCGGGATCCTCCTCGGCGTCGTCGCCGACGACTGCGCTAGGATTCGACACTGTGACGTTGAGCAACGTCGTCACGATCTGGTTGATGTCTTCGGCGGCGGCGGTCGAGTCGGCGCCCGCTTCGTCGGCGACGATCGCGACGTCGGTCAACGTAGCGAGCGGGTTGAGCGTAAACGCCGCCTCGTTGCGAAACGTCTTGTTAGTGGTCGGATCCCGCACGATGAGATCGCCCGGCCCGAGCGAGTACAGTGCGCCGCCCGCGTTGACGAGCGTGACGTGCCCGCTTGCAAAGGTCGCAAGGTTGCGGTCGACGCCGTAGACGTAGTGCGCGACGATCGTGAGCCAATCGCCCTCGCTAAACTCGAGGTATCCCGAGCGCGCCATGAGCGCCATCACCTCGGATAGCGATGACACCAGGATCGACGTGCCCGAGATATACGTGCGCAGGACCGAGCCCGGTTGCCACTGTGTCGTGGTTATGCCGACCGTGCCGAGGATCTCGTAATACTTGGCTTGCACCTCTTCGGCGGTCGCCGGTGCGATGAGTGCGTCGAAGTCGAAGATGCTTGTCATAGCAAACGCTCCACAAGCACGGCGCCGTCGACCACGCTGAATACGAAGTCGAAGTCGCTCAACGCGCCGACCGGCAAGATCGACAGTTGCACGCGCAACGCGCGCGTTTGGTAGGAATACGTGCACGAGCAATCGACGCTCGAGACACGCTCGTCTTTGCGCGCTTCGGCGGCGATGTCGCTCGACAACTGCGCGAGCTTGCCCGCCGGCACGCCGGTGTTGCACAACCCGCGGAGATCGAAGCCGTACGCGAGGTCATCCGAGACCATGCCGCGCGGTGTGATGAGCCGACGTGCGACCGCTTGGCCGATCGCAGTCGGCGAGTCTGCGCGTACCTCGCTCGCACGGTCGTCGATGTCCGTAATGCAACTCAAGTCGACGCCCCATGCGAGCGGCGGCTTCGGCGCTTTCACCTTGCGCGACAGTCGCGCGATGTAGCCGTCGATCGCGGTTTGCATGGTCGCGTTCATAGTTTGACCTTCGGTGAGCCCGTGACGATCGTGCCGAGCAGCACGCCGCGCGGCGTCTCCTCGCCCGGCACGGCGACCGGCGAAAAGCTAAACGTGTAAGTGCCCGCGCCCGCTCCTGCGCCCGCAAGCGTGATCGTTTGCGGTGTCGCGGGCGGCACCGGTGTTGCGGGCGCAACTGCAACCACGTCGCCAACGCGTGCCGCCGCCGAGGTCGAGCCGCCGAATACAATGCCGACCGGCACGAAGCCGGGCGCTTGCTTGCCGCCGAAGCCGGTCAAGATCGGCTTCGCGCGGTCGCCCTCGATGAACTCGACCAGCACCTCGGCGCCCGGCGTGAGCTCGGCGTGCGCACCGGCGACGCCGGGCCACATGGCGATGAACTGCAGATCGGGCACACCCGACGCCCGGTTGACCGCTTGCAAGTCGACGCGACCATCGGTGCGCATGTTGACGACGCGATACCGAAAGCGACCGGTCAAACGCTCGTCCATGATCCGGCGCACGATCGAGGTCATCAGCTGTGCAAGGTTGCCCGCCGCGCGGTCGTCGCCGCCGCAGTACGCTTGCACGCGCAGCTTCGATTCTTCGAGCTCGACCGTGTACTCACGGATCACGGCGGCGCGATCGAGCCGCTCGTCGACCAGCGTTGCGCCGATCTGGATTGGTGCGATGTTGCTATCGGCGACGCCAAGCGTAGCCATGCGCAAGCGAGGATCGTACGCAAGTAGCTCGTATGCATCGCTGTTGACCTGTGTCGCCGGTCGAAGCCCAACGCTCGTCGTGCCGTCTTGCGCGACCCACCATGGCACGCCGCCGATGACGTCGGAGAGCGTACCCGCCGCCGTAAAGTCGGTCGCGGCTTGCCGCACGTAGTCGACGCCGAGCCGCTCGCTCGCCGGCACAAACGAGCCGAGCGTCTCGCCGGTCTCACGGCACAGATCCTCGGCGATGAGCTGCGCGCGCACGCCGAAGTCGTTGTGATAGTGCTTTGCGGGCAACGTGCGGCTCCAAGCGCCCGCGCCGCCGCGCACCATGCACTTACGCGTCAACGCAAAAGCGCCGTTCTCGCCGGGCGCCACAGTGCCTCGCCATGTCGTCGCGCCGATGTGGAGCTCGACCGCGGCGCCGTCGGCGAGCTCGGGCGCTTCGCTTAGCTCGATATCGGCGCACCACACGCCGACGTTGGGCACGGTGAGCGACATGCGCCGCACGCGAGCGTTGCCAAGTGTGACGAGTGCGTCGGTCATGGTCTTGACAGCTCGTCTAGTTGTCCTTTGACGACGAGCTCGGCGGCGGCGACTCGGGCTTGCAATGGGTCGTTGGGCGTAGCTTCGGCGCCGTCCAACTGCGCGAGCTGAAACTTCGGCCCGCGCGCTTCGACGAGCCGCACCTCGGCGACCCATAGCCCGGGCGATTCCTGTACGGGCGCGAATAGCTCTTCGACGTACACGGCTGTAATGCCGACGTGGTTGATCAGCGCGTGCTTGACCTCGATGCCTTTGGAGTTGCCGCGGATCGGCAAGCGCTCGAGCAACGGCTTGAACTCGAGCCACGCATCCCATTCGAGTTGCGTCGACAAGAAAAACTTGACTGTGAAGTGACAGATGCCGCGACCCATGAACACGACGATCGCGCCCGACATGCCCATGCCGGCTTTCTCGTCAAACTTGCGCACCTCTTCGAGCCCGTTGATCTCGCAATAGCCCGGGCTCATTCGTCCGGCGAAGAAGATCTTGTCGAGCATCTCGGGCTCGATGAATGGGCTCGTCATGTCGCGACCTCGCCGCCGCCGAGTTGGTCGTTGACGCCGCGCAGCAAGGTCGTAAGCCGCTCGACAAACGCATCGCCCATGCGTTGCCCGGTCGCGCTCGGATCCTCGCCCTCGCGTCGCTCGATCACGATGTTGACGTCGCCAATCTGAATCGTGGTTGCGGCTTGCTTCGGCCCGCCGCCCGAGCTCGCCGGCACATCGAGCTTGGGCGGCTTGACGAGCGTATTGACCGACGCGTTGACCTCGGGCTTGGTCGACTCGATGCCTTGCTTCAAGCCGTCGCCGATCGCCTCGCCGTACGACGCAAAGACCTTCGACGGGCTCGCGATTCCAAGGGCGTTCTTGAACACCTCGCCGATCGAGCCGCCCATGTCCGAAAACCATTTGAGCGTGTCGTGATAGGACGAGATCAAACCGTCCATGATCGCGTCGCCTAAGAAGTCCCAGTCGATCTCTTGCCAGAGCTCCCACAGTTCGTAGATGACGACGCCGAGCAACACGACGGCGGCGACGATGAGCGCGAGCCAGAGCACGAGCGGCGCGAGCACGACGACCCATGAAGCGAAGCCCGTGACGAGCGCCCATACGGGCGCGACCAACGCCCAAAACGCGACGGCGAGCTTGGCGACCAACGCGATCGTGCCGAGTAGCGCGAGCCCGGCGAGGAGCGGGCCGAAGATGACGAGCGCCGCCGCCGCCGCTTGGATCGCCGTCGCACCGTGGTCGAATGCGTCGGCGGCGTCGTCGACTTGCTTGACCGCCGGCAAGCCGAAAGTCTTTTTCCACCACAGCAGCACTGACAAGATCGCGCTTTCTAGCTTGAGCGCTCCGTAAATCATGCCGAGGAAAAACGCGCGCCCGGTCTTTGCCGTCGCCGTAATGCTTCGCACGAGCGGTTGCAGGAGCGAGGTGAGCAACGTCTTGAGCGCACGGCCCGACGCCGTCGACTGCGAAAACAGTTTGACGATCTCTTGCACCGCTTTGCCGAGCGGCTCGAGCTCGAGTTGGTCGAAGAGCTTCGACGTTACCTCGCCAAACTTTTTCGTAAGCACGGTGAGGCTGAGCATTTGCCGCGCAGCGATGCCGCCGAGCCGCGCCTTTACGTCGTTGGCGAGCTTCGTGACCGAGCCGCCCGTGCGACCCATCGCCGCCGCCCAACCGGCGAAGACTTGCGCTTGTGCCTCGCCTTGCGTCGACGCCGTGATCGCCATGGCTTCGAGCGCGTCGTCAAGCGCTTTGCCGCGTAGCCCGGCTTGGTAAAGCTGTTGCTGGTAGCGCGCGGTCTCCTCGCGCGCGCCCGCCGTCGACTCGCTTACACGGTCGAGCGACGCTTGCATCTCTTTGGCGTTGCCGGCGGCGATGCCCCACCAGTTGCGTACCTTGGTCAAACCTTCGAGCCGCAACAGTTCGCTGCGCCGCGCGTCGGCCGACGCGAGCCCGTACTTGAGCAAGGCGCCGACCGCGGCAAGCGCTGCCACTGTGACGGCGGCAAACGCCGCGGCGAGCATGCGTAGCGACTGCGCCGTCTTGCCGCCGACGACACCCGCAAAGCGCTCCCAAGCGGTCGCGTGCTTTTCAGTCGCGAGCGCCGCTATGTCGACCGTGCCCGTGAGCTTTTTGACCTCTTCGACGACGACCGGCACTTTCTTGCCGATGTCGGCGAGTGCGCCGCCTTGACTCAGGTATGCGCCCGTTGACTGCGCGAGCGCCGACTTCTGCGCCTTGATCTGTGCCGTCAACGCCTTGGTTTGCTCGGCGGTCTCGGCGCCGCCCGACTTGAGCAAGCGCACGGCCTTTTGCATGTTGGCGAGCTCTTTGGTACCCGCGGCGATCGTGTCGCCGAGCTCTTTGAGCGCTTTCGCCGACTCGTCGGCACTCTCCGTGAGCGCGCCCGAGTCGAGCCCGAGATCGAATACTGCGCTTTGTCCGCTTGAGCTCGCCATGGTCGGGCCTTGTCACTTCGACTTAGACAGTGCGTGTGCAATCGCTCGAATGTTTGCGGCGAGCTCAACGACGAGCAACGCGCCGACGTACAGCCTGATCTCGGTCGCGTCGTCGCCGTCGACTTCGAGCCGTCGATCGCCGCCGAAAAGCGTCAACACCGACTCCGCGGCAATCGCCGCGTTGCGATGCGCCGCCTTGAACCGCTCGGCTATTTTGAGCTGGCTTCGTCGGCGCCTCCTTTCGCGAGTAGCGCCACGGCGCCGTAAAACGCTTGAGCTGAGCCCGGGTACTCATCGAGGATCGTTTCGAACGCCGCGACGTCGGGATACACGCGGCACTGCCGCACGAGCTTTTCAGTCGCGGTCGTGTCGGCGTGCCCGAGCTTGAGTTGCTCATCGAGGTGCTTGCGCCAAGCGGCGTTGGTCGGCTTTTTCATGACGACCGCGCCGAGTCGCGTGCGTACAACTGTCAACTTTTTGCCGACGGCGCCGAGCTCGGTTTCGAGCCGCTCGATCGCTTCGTCGTCGGCGAGCGCCCGCGACTCGGTCTCGAGTTGCTCGTCGACGGATTGCTCGGCTCGCTCCTCGCGCGCTTTGGCCATCGCCTCGCGCTTCGCTCGCACCTCGGCGAGCTTTTGCTTTGCCTCATCTGACATGTCTCAGTGCCCCCAGTTACGTCACAGTGCCAAAGGTTCGTACAGCGACAGGCCGTTGCGGAGAATCCACATCGGTTGGAACTCGACATCCTCGGCAAGCCCATCGGTGCCGAGTTGGAAGCTCGCCGAGTTGCTTACCCACGTGCATCGCCCGAGCACGACGGTTTGCGCCTCCTCGGATCCGAGCTCGATGAACTGCGCGACGACTTGAAAGTCAACCCCGCCGTAGCTCGTGCCCGACGGCGATTGCTGCGCGAGCAACGCTCGCATCTCTTGTACGGTCGACACATAGCCCGTGATCTTGCAAACGCCGGGCGTGTATTGGCCCGACGTTTTGCCGCGCGGGATCTGTGCGTGTCCAGCTCCCCACAGCAACGCTTGCTCGCGTTTGTCGTCGTACGACAACGCCGTGTAGCCCGAGAGCAGCATGCCACTCACGCGCACGGTGAGCGATGCCCAACTCATCTGTGACCCATTGATCGTGACTTGATCGGCCATGACGCATGTTCCTTACGCGGCGACGAGCACGCGCAGTGCCGGGTTGACGTAACCGATGTTGACCTTGATCTCTTCGACGTAGCCAAACGGCAAAACGCGCGCTTCGCCGGTCAAAGTCTTCGTCGACAAGACGTTGTCGAATTTGCTTAGGGCGAAGCTGCAATCGCTCGCTTTGGGCTTGGCGAGCAACACCGCAGCCATTGCCGCGGTGCCGCCTGCTTCAATCTCGAGTCGCGCCGACTCGACTATAAAACCGGTTTTCTTGTTGACCGGCACGCCTTGGTTCAAGCGCCGAATCAGATACTGATACAGCGCATCCTCGGCGAGATTCATGATCAAGCGGTGCGGCACGAGATAGAAGTCAGAGCCCGTCGCCGACATCACGCGCGGGCGATTCACGTACACGCCTTGCACGCCGACCCAAGTGCGCAGTGTCAGAAACCGCGCGTCATCGAGCCCGGGATTTAGGCTTTCGTCGTGCAAGCCCAAGATCGGGTTGCCGTTCGTATCGGTGAGCTTTGCTCCCGGCAACACGCCGATGTTGATGTCAGCGACGTCAACGTCTTCGTCGACGCTCGCGATGAGCGGGCCGGCGGCGTAGTTGACCGGCACCTTGTATTGTCGGCCCGAGACCGAGCTCGGCAACTGCACCGCGCCCGCGGCGACCGATCCAAACTTCGTTGCGAAGTCGGCGAATGCCGTCGACAAGTCTTCGAGATACTCGGCTGCGGTCTCGCCCACGATGAAGTCGGGCAAGCGCGTGTTGGCGATGAAGTAGCGCGGCTTGTGCGCGGCTTGGAGCCCCACAAACTTTTGGTCGATCGCGCCCGCCGTCGCGGCGTCGACCGTGCCGACGATCTCGCACACACGCCAAGCAACCTGTGAGTTGCCGAGCGCCGTGAGCGCCGTGCCGTACGTGGTCGAGTCGGGATTCGGTGCGAAGCTCGAAAACGTGATCACGTCGCCGGCAACGAGCGTGCCCGCGGCAAACAACACCTTGATGTTGGCTTCGGTGATGGTGAAGAACAGATCGACGCCGACCGCTTGCGGTTGGCTCGTCGTGTTGCCGTTGTCGAGACTCACGGTGAGCTGGATACCGGCAACTCCGAGCGTGCCGCCCGCGACGACCTTGATCACGACCTGATAGGAATCGAACGGCTTGACTGTCTCATCGAGCGTCGCAACTGACGTGCCCGTAACGCCGGTCACATCGATATCGCTGTATGCGCCCACAGGCGTGCCGGGAATCGGCGCGGTCGTCGAGACCGTGATCACGTCGCCCGTGACGAGCGTACCGGCGGCGAAGTTGATCTTCACGCCCGAGCTCGGGATCGTGATCGACGCCGCCGTGCCAAGTGCTTGTGCCGGGCTCGTCGTCGTGCCGCCGTCGAGACTCGACGTAAGCATGATGCCCGCCGACCCAATGGTGCCGCCCGTGGTGACCGTCAACTCGACCTCGTACGAGCCGAGAGGCGGGCTTGCCTCGTCGGTCGTCGCAACCGAGGTGCCCGTGACGCCCGACACGTCGATCGGGCCATACTCGCCCGGTGTGCCGAGCATGCCCGCGCGCACGACGCACACGGGTTGCCCGTACAAGTCGATCGCCCGGGCGGCGGCTTCGACCAACGGCCCGGTGCCGAAGTTGGCTTGCACGTCGGCGATGCGCGCAAACGTCGCCGGTATGTTGAGTGGTCCTTTCGAGCTTGCGCCGACGAGCGCGAGCAATCCGCCGGTCGCGAGATTGCCTAACGCGCCATCGAGCTCGGTAATAGTGACCGCGGGTTGCGTCATGGTGTTTGTGTCCTCATCGGGCCAAGTAGTTCGAACACGATCGGCGACTCGCCGATCACGATAGGATCCGAAGTGATGAGCTCGTAACCCGTGTCGCCGTTGACCGTGCCGCCCGGCAACACGCCGACGAAAAAGCCTTGCGTGAGCACGTCGGCGGTGCGCGTCCAAGCGCCGCCCGCGACGACCGTGTAAAGGCCATTCTCGCGCCAGTCGGCTTGCGCGTTGACGAGCACGTCGTCGGCGTTGATGCACGGCACGTCGTCGACCGGTTGCTCGCCCGAGAGCACGAGCGGGCCGGTCGAGCACGCGACGACGGTGCGCGGCGGCGGCGCCGTCGTGAGCACCTCGGTCACATCGAGCTCGATCACGTCGATGACGCCGCGCACCGGCGACGGCGCTAGCGTTGTGTCATCCGACTGGTCGGCGATCGGCGACTGGATTGCGACCGTGAGCGCAAGCGCGGTGCCCGAGCGGCGCTCTTTGTGGATCTGAATCCACTCGGGCCGAATGATCTCAAACGTGCTTAGCGCCGTGTACGTCGCCGCCGTGAACCATTGGTCGAAGAGCTTGCGCGTGGAGCGCCATTGCAACAGCTCGGTCTCGGGCTCGGCATCGTCGGCCCAAGTCGAGATCACGACGTAGAAGGTCTCTTTGATGGTCGCGAGGTAGCGCGGCACGCCGCCCGGTTGGCTCGGGCCGATGATATTGCCGATGTAGCCCGAGCGATCGCCGGGTACCCACACGATCCTGTTGCGCGTGATCTGTTGCTGCGCGGGCTCGCGCCAACCGAAAGGCTGATAGCACTCCCAACCTTGCGCATCGAAGAATGCGCGCACGCCGTTGTACAAGTGCTCGAGCGCCAAGATCTCAGTCATGGCGTCGCCTCGATCGTCTTTTGGTACTCGGCGGTGAGTACCTTGCGGATCTCGATGACGAGCTCGGGTGGTAGCTCGGGCTTCGTGAAGATGACCGTGCGCTTGATCTTGCCTTTGACCCAACCGTGATGATGCCGAGCGTCAATGCCGTGAATCTCAGTGATCACGTGTTGACCGAGCGCTTTCACGAAGAGCGTTTGGTCGGCGTGTTGCAGCGGGCGCCCGCCGTCGATCTTGCGCGGCTTCCATGGATTGCCGTATGGGTCGGTGCCTTGGGCGATGCACTTGCGCAAGTGCGCGTCGACGACCTTGGCAACCTCGGGCGCCGCGCGCAGCGCGATGCCTTTCAATCCTTCGACCTTGCCGATGAGCTCGTCGATCCGTTGGATGGCGACCGTCATGTAAACGTGCCTCCTCCGTTCGAGTCTTCGTCGCGCGCGCGTCGGCGCTGCAACGTGGTCCACACGTACGGGCTCGCCTCGCTGTACACGTGCGGCGCCGCGTTGACGATTCCGGTCTGCTTTGTGTCTGCGCGCAACGGCAAGTCGAGGTAGCCGTTCTCGCTGTCGGCGGCCTCCGTGAGCTCGTTGAGCGTCTGGGTGTACTGATCTTGATAGGTCTGCGCGTCTTCGTCGGTTGGTGAGAAGCCACGCCGAAGCCAAACGCTCATCGTGACGAGTCGCGCGAGCCATCCCTGCGCGACGAGCGGATACGGCGCCTTGAAGGGCGCCTCGTATCGCTTGCGCAGGCGCGCATCGATGAACGCCGACTGCAACTCGAGCTGTGCCTCAACAAAGCCCGGGTATTGCATGTCGACGCGCGCGACGAACTCCGCTGGTACCAGCGTGTACAGTTGAAACTGTGCGTTCGTTAGATAGGCCATGGATTGCCGCGCGCGTCCTGCGTGTCGTGCGTGTTAGGTCGCCTTGACGCGAAACAAGCCGTACGGATGGAGCGGCAACAGCCCGTTACGGCCCTTGCACGTCCACTGCAGTTTGTCCGCTCGCTCGAGCTCGGCGTCGGTCATGCCCGAGTTGTAGCGAACGGCGAAAGGTTGCCGGTTCGAGTAAATGAACGCCGACTCCTCGCCGGTGAACTCGGTCGCGAGGTAATAAGTCGAGTCGCTTCCGTTTGTGAACGAAGCGCTAAGCTCGTCGGCGGCGAGCGGTTGCCCGATGCCCCACGATGCCGCGAGTGGCTTGTTGTCGGCAGTGCCGCCGCCGCTAACCGCTGCGCCCGGCAAGAACGCGCCCATGACGAGTTGCACCGCGCGCCCATACAGCGCGGGCGGCACAATGAGTGCTTTCACGCGCAGCTTGCGCGGGTAGCCCGTCGGCGTCTTCAGTGACTTGATGTATGCGATCGCTTTGGTGAGATTGATCGCGGCGGCATCGAGTGTCGTCGCGCCGCCGATCGGCAACGCGCCTGGATACGAGCCCGACGCCGAGCCGAAGAGGTCGTTGCCGTAAACGCCGTCGTTCGTGTCGACGCCGTTCGTAAAGTGCGCCGAGTTGAAATATGACAACCCGTCATACGTCAGCGGATTCCCGAGGATCGCGTCGGCCAACATCTGTTGCGGATGGTGTGCCGTGAGCTGACCGATCTCGCCGATCCACTTGGTCGCCGACTGCACGCCGTTGCCGTCGAGGTCCGAAAGCTCGGCTTCGGTGAGCTCCAAGCCCGACTGTGTGTACTCGTTTTCGACCGCCGTATTGAGGTAGCGGATCTCGTCGAAATCTTTGAAGCCGCCCTTGTAGCCGCGGTGCAAGCGCGCTGATTCGAGCGAGAAATACACGATCTCTTTGAGTGAGCGGCTCGTGCTCTGATACGTGCAGACTTGCCACCAGGCCTCATCGTTGAGCGCTTTGTATTTCTGGTCGAAGAGCACGCGCATGTTCGACTCGAGTGAGCCGAGAAACGCTGGATCGATAATCATGTGATTTGCCTATCCCTTGTGATCTGTTGTTAGGCGCCCGCCATCAAACTTCGGGCACCGGATCGGCGACTGGCGCGGCGATGATTCGCGGCACGATGAGCACTTTCGCCGTGCTCGCTTCGAGCACGTAACCCGCCGGGCAACCCGCCGCGCCCGTCACCGTGGAACCGTTGAGATAGTTCGCTGTGACGAATGCGAGCGCGATCGCTGTGCCGGTGTCGTTGGTGAACCAGTACGCTTGCACCTCGGCGAACAGCCGGACGCCGATCTTTTTCGTGCCGTCGCCGGTAAAGCCTTCGGCGAAGTGACCGATCGCGATCGTCGTCTCCGACGGCGTGATCGTAACCTTGCCTGTCGCCGGATCGCCGAATGCCGCGAAGCCCTGCACGGCGACGTCGGCGGCTTTCAGTGCAAACGAATACTGACTGATCGCAACGTGGTTGATGAATCGAGCCATGACCTAACCCTTTGCCCCGTCGACCGCCGACGGCAGTTGATAGTCTTCGGGCACGCCAACGAAGGTCGTGTTACCGATGCGCTTGTTGACGAGCGCTTTGGCGGGCGCGAGACCCATGCGCGCGTCGAGCTTGGCTTGCTGGTCGGGCGGCAACGTGCGCCCGGGCGTGCCCGGCAAGCCGTCGGCGCGCTTGCCTTGCGGCACCGGTACGGTCGTAACGACCGGCTTGAGCGGCATCGCCGCCTTGGGCACCGCTTTCACGATCGCCTTGATCTCATCGAGCGACAGTCGCTCGAAGGTCGCGACGAGCTCGGCGGGCAAGTCGGGCCGTGAGGCGATGAGCTCGGTACGCTCGCGCGATGCGTGCGCCGCTTCGAGCTTGCGCACCTTGGCTTGCGATTCGGTGAGCGCTTGTGTCACTGCGACGAATGCCGCCGAGCTCACGCCGCGCGCGGCTGGCTTGTCCTTGTCGTCGTCGGCGGGCGGCTCGTCGCCCTCGGCGGCGGGCTTGTCCTTGTCCTTGTCGTCCGCAGGCGGCTCATCGTCCGCGGCGGCGGGTTTGTCTTTTTCGTCCATCGCGGCGAGCGCTTTGCGGGCTTGCCCGGCGACCTCGGCGTCATCGGACTTGGATGCCTCTTCGAGCGCGCTACGCGCTTTTTCCATCGCAGTCATCGCGATCTCTCCCGTTGCAATGCTTGCGAGCAGCGCACTCAAAGTCGCTTGCTCATCGGCGAGCCCGGCGACTATCGCCGCCTTGCCGGCAAATACTTTCGCGTCGAACGCGGCGACCGCTTCGACCGCTAAACCTCGATTCGCAGCGACGTGCTCGAAGAGCGCGCCCGCCATCGCGTCGACGAGCTCTTGCTGTGCGCGCAGCTCGTCATCTGTGATCGGTTGGCTCGGGTTGCCATCGAGCTTGCGCGCGCCCGACGCGATGACCGCGATCCGCACGCCGTTGTTTGCAAGCCGCGCCGAAACGTCCTCGCGCGCGAGCGCGACGCCGATCGAGCCCGCAAACGAAGTTGTGCCGATGACGATCCGCTCGGCGACGCATGCGAGCGCGTACGCAGCCGAACAGGCTTGCCCGTCGACGTAGGCATACAACGGCTTGCCCGCGAGCGCGCACGTCGCCTCGATGGCCCGAGCGCAGTCGATGCAGCCTTGCGCATCGCCGCCCGGCGAGTCGAGCTTGAGCACGATCGCCTTGGTCTCTTGCCGCGCACACGCGACGGCGACGCGCGCGAGTATCGCGTCGAATGAGTCGGTCCAATAGTCGTCGTGTTGAGCGATCGGCCCGCACACGTCGACCAGTTCGACATCGCCGACGAGCTCGTTGCTGCGCGACACGGGCTCGGCAAAGAAGTCGAAGAACGCTTGCGGGCGCACGGCGAGGATGCCGGTGCGCTCAAACTTCCGAAGCGGCTTGGTCGGGTCGTATTTCATGCGGCTTCCTGCACGGGATCGGCTGCCCCGGTCGGCGCCGACACGGGCTTGATGAGCTTGAGCACGCCCGCCGTTGGCACGCCGAGCTGCGCACACAGCTCAGCGACGTCGAGTTGCACGTTGTGCTGGGCGAGCGCTTCAGTGAGCGTCTTGATCGCGGTCGCCGCGGTGACGAGCGAACTCGCTGTGGCGTTGAGATCCTTCGGCGGAGTTGTGTCCCATTCCATCACGACCGAACGCGTCAGGAGCGCTTGCTCGCCATGTTGGTGGTACACGTACGCCGGCAACACTTGCGTGTTGACCGTGTACGAGAGGTCGTTGCCGGTCGACTGAATCAAGTCACTGCGGATGGTCGAAAACAGCTCGGCCGAGACGAAGCCACTCTTGCCCTCGGTCGTGACCGTTTGGCCCGCAACGCAGACTTGAAACTCGCGGTCTTGGTCCTCGATGGTCTTCGAGTAGGACTGCCAACCGATACCGTTCGATTCGACGAGCTTGACTGTGTAGCCGGGCTTCGTCGAAAAGACCGTGTTGATGCCCCACGCGGCCACCCGCTGAAACCAGCCTTGCGCTTGCTCTTCCGTCGCAGCTTGCGGCGCTTCGGCGACGCGCGCGGCATTCGAAAGCTTTTGTTCCCAGTTGTCTTTCAAGAGACTTGCAGTCTCTTTGCGGATGTATGCGCGTGCGATGGCGCGCCAAAATCCGTTCTGCCACGGTGACACTCGGCCGCCCGGACAGTGCAAGACCCAGTGACCGTCGCCGGGCGTGATCGGCAACAAGCCGGCAACCGACTGGTAGTACCAAGTGTTGTCCGACCACAGATAGAACAGGAACTGCGGGTCGCGGCGCACGAGCACGGGCCACGCACGGCCGGCGACGGGCACGAGCTCGGCGACACCTATGCCGAGCATCAAGCCGTCGGCGGCGAGCAGTGCGAGCTCTTTGGGCGGACACATCTCGTCGAAGACCGACCGCGGATCGTCGTTGCCTGTTGAGTCGGCAGTGTTACCCGGTTGCAGCTCGGCGCAGATCTCAGCGTCGCCGCGAAACCGCTTCGGCAAGCTCACGAGCCCATCGGTACGCGTCGAGAGCACGCCCGAGTACACGCCGTCTTGCTTGGCCGCGATCATGAGCTGCGCCGCCGGACCGATTTGCCCGAGGTCGGCGGCCTGCGTCGCGCTCTCGATGTCGGCGAGGTACAGCCGCGTCGGAGTGCGGCCGGGCGGCCCAAGCTGGCCGCCAAGCTGCTCACGTACACGGATGACTTCAGGCGCGTCGAGCGAGTTGGTCGCTCCGGCCGCAGGCGGACGTGCGTATGCCGAGCGTCCCAACAAGACGTCGACGAAGCGCACCAAGCCATTGGGCATGAGACCCATACCGGCCATCGGGCACGCAGCCTGTGGCTCAAGTCTATCTACTAGCGCGGTAGATGCGTTATTTAGTGTGCTTTTTGTGTCGACCTGACAGTATCTACTCGCGTGGCGGTAGACAGTCTCATATGACGAGTCCTAGCAACGACGTAGCTATCAAACGCCGGTTAGGTCGCCCGAGCAAGCTAGACCAGCCATACATGACACTCGCCGGAGACCTCGGGCGGGCGGTGCGTGAACGCACGGTTGAAGAGCAGGGCATCACGTGGCCGTCCGATCGCTATCGGCTGGACCCGGTTGGTTTCTGTCGCGACATCCTCGGCTTCGAGCCATGGGAGCGGCAGACCGAGCTCCTCGAGGCGGTGCGCGACCATGACAGGGTTTCGGTGTGCTCCGGCCAGAAGACTAGCAAGACGCGCTCGATCGCAGCGCTCGCGCTGTGGTGGTACTGCAGTACGCCGGGCTCGCAAACGATCCTGAGCTCGACCACCGACCGACAGCTCAACAAGGTCGTGTGGTTCGAGCTGCAAAAGTTGCTCGTTGACGCCGGACGGTGCGTCGAGTGCAAGCGATCGAACCCTCACGGCCCGCGACCGTGCCCGCACTCGGCGTTCATCGACCTCGGGCGCAACGGCTCGCTCGCACGCACAGGCATCACGAGCGCCGATGGCTCGCGCATGATCTTCGGTTTTACCTCGCGCGAGCCCGAAGCGGTGCAAGGCATCTCAGGGCCTAACAACCTGTACTTGCTCGATGAGTGCTCAGGCATCGACGACCTCGTATACGAAGCCATACGCGGCAACTTGAGCGGCGGCGGCAAGGTCGTGTGCATCTCGAATCCAACGAGAAATCACGGATTTTTCTACGACATCTTCAACGATGCCGAGTCGGTCTATCACCGACTGACTATCTCGTCGGAGGAATCACCGAACGTCGTCGCCGGGCGCATCGTGATCCCGGGCTTGGCGACGCGCGAGTACATCGCCGAGCTCGAGCGCGAGTACGGACGCGACTCGGCTTTTTTCATGGTTCGCGTGCTCGGCAAGTTTTGCGTCGCCGAGATCGGGCGCTTGTTTCCCATGGATCTCATCGTGACCGCGCAAGGTCGCATTGAAGACGCGCTCGACGCCGGGCGTTTGTACATCGGCGTCGACCCAGCCGGCGCAGGCTCCAAGGGCGACGAGACGGCGATCTCCGCGCGTCGTGGCTATCGGCAGCTCTCGCTCGACGCGCACACCGGTTTGACCGCAAACGCCGTGCTCGGGCACGTGCTCATGGTCATCCGTGCACACAAGCGCGACGGTGAAGTGCCCGTCGTCGTGCTCGACCGTGATGGCGCCGTCGGTGCTGAGAACTACGGTGTGATGCGCACGTTCGTCGACAATAACCCCACAGCGTTCAAGCTCGTCGGCGTCCGCGGCATGGTCCGACCATTCCGTGAGGCGGACAACTACGCGATGGTGCGCGACCAAGTAGCGGCATCGTTTGAGCGCTGGATCAAAGCGGGCGGCGCGATCCTGTCCGACCCGAAGCTGGCCGGCGAGATGCACGTGATGCGTTGGTCAGTCGATGACCGAAGCCGGCTTGTGCTCATCGACAAAGATGAAATACGCCGGATTTTGAAGCGCTCGAGTGACCGCTTCGATGCGACCACGCTGAGCGTATGGGAGCCCGTCTGGACACACGACCAGCAGTCACCGCAGCCGCCGCCACCGCCGCCGCCCGACCTGCGCGTGCCGATGGTCGACCCATACGAGATGCGCGACACGTGGGACCCGAGGCGACGGGGATGAGGGGCGTATGCCGAACGTAAGCACATACAAGACCGAGCCCGCGACGCTCGGCGAATCGATGTTACGCGAGCTGCCTCACTCGGTCGCCAAGATCGCCACGGCGCTCGGGCTACGCAGCCCGCAAGCAGTCCAGTTCTGGCGCCATGGCTTGAAGCTACCCGGGCCCGAGTCGCGCGAACGACTAGCGGCCACGTACGGCATACCGGTCGACGCGTGGAGCCGCCCAACGACCGGCGAGCCCGACGCCACAGACGCCGAGCCGCGCGAGCTCGGCGACGCCGGGCCCAACGTCCCGACCGTGTCGAGCTCGGCGCTCGCGGGCGTACGGGCGCTCTTGCGCGAGGTGCGAGCTCGCCGCCCGGCGTCGGGCACCGCCGAGGGTACGAGCTCGATGGACTACTTCCGCTCAGTCCGCATGGAGATGGACCTGCTGCGCCAGATTGCGCAGTTCGAACAAGCCGCCGAAGCCATGGACGATCGGATCATTCGCACCAACCCGCGTTGGGCGAAGATTCGCGACGGGCTCGCCGACGTGCTCGCACACTATCCCGAAGCCGCCGAGCGCGTCGCCGCGTTGCTCGATCGACTTGACGTCTGAGTTTCGACGCACCGCCGCCATCGGCCGCACTGTTTTTGCTTGACAGAAAAAACAGGGCTCGCTGCACACCGGCGTTGCGTTAGTTGCCATAAAACGCGGTGAATTGTGGGCATGCGTAGGGCTGCGCACGCCTTTGCCGACAAAAACCACCTCGAAATTGCGCCCGATTCTTTTTTCGGGG